TATGGCAGGTGACTTATCCAAAGGTGAATATTTCCAAGCATATCATGGGCAAGGTATAAATATCACTCCTGGAAGTGATAAAATTTTTAGTTGGCAAGCATTAAATGGAACTGGTGCTGCAGATTTATGCATAACCAATCCTCTTTCTTCACCATCATGTCCTGGCTATCAAGCTGCATATACAGTACAACAATGTAATATCAGTGCATTATACGATCCGACATGCCCTGGATATCAAGCAGCATATCAAACTCTACAATGTTCTGCTAATCCACTATTTTCTACTGCATGTCCTGGGTATCAATCTGCATATCTAGAACAACAATGTTCAATCAATCCATTATATTCGACAACATGTTCTGGGTATGCTCAAGCGTATGAAAATCAA